GACAAAGATTACATCGTGCCTCATAACGAACGTGCTGAACAGCTTAACGGTCGCCTGGCTATGCTTGGCGTTATCGCTGCTATTGGCGCTTATGCGCTGACTGGACAACTAATTCCTGGTATCTGGTAATGCCTCTAAAGAAGGGTAAATCTGACAAGACTATTTCCGCTAACATTCGTAAGCTGACTATTGAAGGTTACCCTTCTAAGCAAGCAGCAGCTATTGCTTATAGTCAAGCTGGTAAATCTAAGAAGAAAAAGTAATGGCTAAACCTGGTCTCTACGCTAACATCCACGCTAAACGGATGCGTATTAAACAAGGTAGTGGTGAGAAGATGCGTAAACCTGGCTCTGCTGGTGCTCCCACTGCCGCACAATTTAAACAAGCAGCTAAGACTGCTAAAAAGAAATAGTATTGGTAGATCCATCAATACTGCGCGTGTATTGGTGGATTAGAAGGAGTAAACAATATTAAAGTTCCTCGCTTTATTATTATGATTCCTATCCTAACAACTCTCTCTGTAATTAGCTCGTGGTACGGACCAGGTTTTGATGGTCGCCTTACCGCTAGCGGAGAAAGATACAATCAACAATCCCTTACTGCAGCACACAAGACACTCCCATTTGGAACTCGCCTGAAGGTATGTTTCAAACGGTGTGCCATTGTGAGGGTAACAGATCGCGGTCCTTACATCCATGGTAGGAACCTTGATCTCAGTAAAGGTGCGGCTGATGCTATCGGTCTCACTGATAGTGGTGTTGGACGGGTTAAAGTAACTCGACTTAACTAACTTCAATGACAACTGCTATTGCAGCTCCTCAGTCCAGAGACAATCTCTGGGATAATTATTGCAAGTGGATTACATCCACTAACAATCGTCTTTATATTGGCCACGCTGGAGTCATTATGATTCCCTGTTTGTTGGCTGCAACTATTTGTTTTATCTTGGCATTCATTGCCGCTCCACCAGTTGACATAGATGGAATTCGTGAACCAGTATCAGGCTCCCTTATGTGGGGTAACAACATTATCTCCGGAGCAGTGGTACCCAGCTCGAACGCAATTGGGCTACATTTGTACCCAGTGTGGGCTGCCAATTCGTTGGACGAATGGCTTTATAACGGCGGCGAGTTCCAACTCATCGTCTTCCACTTCCTTATCGGTGTGTATGCCTACATGCTCCGGGAATGGGAACTATCGTACCGACTGGGAATGAGGCCTTGGATTTGTGTCGCATACTCTGCTCCTGTTGCTGCAGCGTCAGCAGTATTCTTGGTTTACCCCTTTGGTCAAGGTTCGTTCTCCGATGCTATGCCTCTGGGTATTTCGGGAACCTTCAACTACATGCTGGTATTTCAAGCCGAACATAACATTCTCATGCACCCATTTCATATGCTCGGTGTTGCTGGGGTGTTTGGTGGGTCACTATTCAGTGCTATGCACGGTTCGCTTGTTACGTCCTCGCTGGTACGTGAGACAACTGAAGAGGTATCTCAAAACTATGGCTACAAGTTTGGACAAGAAGAAGAAACGTATAACATCGTGGCTGCTCACGGGTACTTCGGGCGTCTTATTTTCCAGTACGCTTCTTTTAATAACTCTCGTAGTCTTCACTTTTTCCTGGCAGCTTGGCCTGTTGTCGGTATTTGGTTCGCTAGCTTGGGCGTGTCAACCATGGCGTTCAACCTGAACGGTTTCAACTTTAACCAATCACTTCTTTCTTCTGATGGTCGCGTCATTAACACTTGGGCTGATATTCTCAACCGTGCTAATCTCGGCTTTGAAGTGATGCACGAAAGGAACGCTCACAACTTCCCTCTTGATTTGGCAGCCCATACTGCTCCAGTTATCGGTTAAGCACGCCGTCCGTTCATTCCCGCTCAGTAAAATACGCATTGAAATGTCCGCAAAAGACGCATTAATGACCCGATCGGGAACGCATGACGCCTACTCATGGAACGGGGGGTAGGTACTTCGGTCCTTAACAATGACTCAAGTCGAATTGGATGCCCGTGTACGGGAACAAAAAGCTCAACAAAAAGAGCAGAAGTTGAAGTATCGTGGCGTAGCTTACACACCGAAAACTAAATAATCAAACGGAGTCAGGCACCTCAGAGTCGGACCTGGCTCCTATTGACTATTGGCCGATACGTCGATAACCTTTAGTCATGACAGTCTGGAGAGACAGACAAATGGAAAAATAATTTGAATGCACATGTCTAACCATGTGAATTCCTAAGCGCTTAGGGAGAACGTAAACAACTCTCTCTTTACTATTGTGGCTTTTCAATCTGCGGTTAACCCCGCTCAGCTTACTCAGCTGGGTCAGGCTAACCTGGCGGGTGATACCCGTGCCCTTTATCTCAAGCTTTTTAGCGGTGAGATGTTCAAGGGTTTCCAAAATAACACTATCGCTCGTGACTTGATCATGAAGCGTACCCTGAAGAACGGCAAGTCTCTGCAGTTCATCTTCACGGGTCGCACCAAGTCTGAGTTCCATACTCCTGGTAACAGCATCCTGGGTGATACCAACGGTGCACCTCCGGTGGCCGAGAAGACCATCACCTGTGATGACCTGCTGATCAGCTCTGCCTTCGTGTATGAGCTGGATGAAGTGCTTGCTCACTATGATCTTCGTTCGGAGATAAGCCGTAAGATCGGCTATGCTCTGGCTGAAAAGTATGACCGTCTTGCTTTCCGTGCTATTGCACGTGGTGCTCGTCAGGCTAGCCCTGTGAGCGCTACCAACTACGAAGAGCCGGGTGGTACTCAGGTTCGCGTTGGTACTTCCGCTAACGAATCTGATGCTTTCGATTCTGCTGCTCTGGTTGATGCATTCTATGATGCTGCTGCAGCTATGGATGAAAAGGGTGTGTCGATGGACGGTCGTGTGGCTGTTCTCAACCCCCGTCAATACTACTCCCTGATCCAAGCTGTTGGCACCAATGGTTTGATCAACCGTGACGTTCAAGGTACTGCTCTGCAGTCCGGTCAGGGTATCATCGAGATCGCTGGTATCAAGATCTACAAGTCCATGAACATCCCGTTCCTGGGCAACTATGGTACCAAGTACGGTGGCACTACTGGTGTGACCGATCCTGGTAACACTGGTGACTTCGTGGGAGTTGCTCTGGAAAATGCTGATACCGCTCAAACTGGTATCAACAACGATTACGGTACTGCTGCTGAAGTGGGTACCAAGTCCTGCGGTCTGATCTTCCAGAAGGAAGCAGCCGGTATGGTGGAAGCTATTGGTCCTCAGGTGCAAGTCACCAGCGGCGATGTGTCTGTCATCTACCAGGGTGATGTGATGCTCGGTCGTCTGGCTTGCGGTTGTGACTACCTGAACCCTGCTGCAGCTGTTGAGCTGTACGTGGGTGCTACTCCTCCTTCTGCTTTCTGATTTTAATATCACACTCGGGAGCCTCTTCGGGGGCTCCTTTTTTCTTATCTTTTCATTGATAACGATTTTCATTATCAACTATGCCTTATTCAACCACTGGCTCCAACACTGAGCTACAAGCTGTTAATCAGATCCTGGCGTCAGTTGGTCAGGCTCCTGTAAACTCGTTGACAACTGAAGAAACATTTGTACTAGAAAAGACTGATAGTTTTGTTGGTTCTATTGCTGGTACTACATTGACTACAGAAGAAGCTAACATTCCTGTTGGTACCTACATCTCAGGTACTGGCGTAACTTCTAACACTTCTATCGCTACTGCTGGTGTAGCTCAAGGCACAACCCCTGAAACCTATGAGTACACTGTTAATATTTCTCAAACAGTAGCTAGTACTAATCTTATTAGGTCAATTGTTTCTTACAAAGTTGAAACACAAACCAACCCGGACGTTGCGATTGCTTATAACACTTTACAGGAAGTCTCAAGAGAGATACAATCAGAAGGTTGGTCCTTTAATACTGAACGGAATTATGATGGGTTCCAACCTAATTCAGTAACTAAAAAGATTCAAATCCCTAACAATGTGATTCAGATGGATTTGAGTGGAGATTATGTAGCTAACCTTGGTCGAAATTCTGTTAACCGTGGTGGCTATGTTTATGACACCATTAAACACACTAATGTGTGGGACACAGACGAGACTCTCTACTTTGATGTGATTTGGGAATTAGATTATAAAGATCTCCCCCAACCTATCCAAGCTTACATTGTTGCACGTGCTGCATCTATTGTGTCTAGTAGAGTGATTGGTGATCCGAATCAATACCAAATGCTTCAACAAAAAGAAGCGTACACAAGGGCTATGGCTCTTGAGTATGACTGCAACCAAGGTGATCATAGTATCTTTGGAGCACCTCAACAAGGAAATTATTATAAGTCCTATAGTCCCTTTAATGCACTGATCCGATAATGCCAGCAGTAACTCAACTGACACCTAATTTTCTTGGTGGTGTCTCTCGTCAGAATGATGACAAAAAACTAGTGGGTCAGGTAACTGAGTGTATTAATGGCTATCCTGATCCTACCTTTGGTCTACTGAAAAGACCTGGTATGAAGTTCATTGATAAGCTGAAGAACTCAGGTGGTACCCCTTTCGATAAAACTGCATTAGATGGGGCCGTCTGGTTTTCATTGGATCGTGGTGCAGCTACTTCTTATGTAGGAGCTATCAAAGGAACTAACATTTATGTATGGACTTCTGATGGTACGTGGTGTACTGTCACCAATACAGGTACAAGCTACCTAACTGGTACTACTGCTAATGACTATCATTTCCGTAGTATTCAAGATGTAACCATCATCACGAATAAAACTGTTAACACTGCTATGCAAGCAGCTGGTACTTATGTATCCAATTCAGTTGCTACCTTAAAGCTAAAGCAGCTTGTTAACGGCTATGATTACTACGTTACCATTCAAGGAATAACTGCTACTTCTACAGCTCAATCATCGACAACATACCTTGATATGTTGATCTATGACGCTGGCAGCATCAACACTAATCATCATATTGTTGACGACATTGTTGGCACAATCCAAGCTCAGCAAGCAGCAACTAATCCTGATTTCGATGGTACTTGGTATATCGAAGGTTATGCGGATAGCCTAGTTATCCGTAGGACTAATGCTACTCCTAATGCTGTTGTAACTAACTACAGCACACCTACTGGTACACCACTGCCTTTCACCATTACAGGTAAAGGTGGTCTAAATAACATTGCTCTTGAAGTATCACAAGATCAAGTAAAGGATGTATCTGAACTACCTCTTGAATCCTTCCATAACCATAACTTTAAAATCGCTAACAGCAACAATGCTG